AAGCATTATCTGATAAATTTGGTAATTTTAAGAATGATCAAGTGGAAGCTTTCACTGCGGCAGCAATGAAAGAGATTGGGTCAAGTATGCCAAGAGCTACGCCAGATGCGCTTATTGAGGCGCAAGCGCGTATTGGCGGAAAGATGAACAAAGCATTAGATGGTGTCGTTGTTAAGCCAGATTTAGATGACCTTCTTGGCCTTTCGAAGGCCGCTTCCGTATATAGAAAAAGCAAGCCAATTGGGGTAGAGGGTGATGAAGCTAGTGATTTGTTTTCAAGAATAAACAAAGCATTTGTAAGCGGAGCAAAAAGCGGTGACTTTATTGACGTTGATCAATATACGTCTTTCAGATCACAGCTAAGTAAGGCTACAATGAATAGCAATGATGCAATAAGAAAAGCTGCGGTAAAAATGCTTGATATTGTTGATGGGTCACTTGATAAGGAACTTCGCAGGCTTGGTCGCAGTGATGATTTTAAGATATTAAATGAAGCTAGAAAAGAATACCGCGACTTCTTTGCTATTGAGAAATCTATATCTGGCACTGGCGAAATGAAGGCCGCTGGCTTGATTACGCCATCAGCGCTAGGAACAGCATTGCGTTCACAAAGCAAGCGCGCACAATCGCAAGGGAAAAGAGGCGGACTTGGTGAATTGGCCCGTGCTGGCGAACAGGTTGCAGTGTTCCCAAGGACATCGAGCACCACAGCGGATATGAAGCAACTTGTGGGGAGTTTAGCGCGGCGAGGCGGCGCAGCCGCGTCTGGGGGAGCGCTTGCTGCGGCTATCGGCCTCCCATATGAAGTTGGCGTTGCAATAGGGGCAATAGGCCCTGCTACTCTTGAAAAGCTTATGATGACGGAAAAGGGCCAAAAAATCCTTGCAAATCAAATGTTCAAAAATGCAAAAGGCTCAATCACGCCAGAATATGCACGGGCAATTGTTGCAGAACTTTCGCAAGTGAGTGATCAAGCCGATGGCCCGCTTAGAATTGAACTAACTAATCCTATGAATGGGAATTAAGTAATGGCATTGAAACAAAAATCTCGCACAGAAATTGAAGGCATAGTCCAGAAAGCCATCGCCAATGCTGTTGACTTCGTTGAAAGCGAAATATCGCAGGATCGTATTAAGGCTCAGCGCTACTTTGATGGCGAAGTTGACATTGGCTTTGAAAAAGGTCGCAGCAAAGTTGTAGCGACTAAGGTTCGTGATGTTGTGCGGGCCGTTAAGCCAAGCTTAATGCGCGTCTTTCTAAGCACATCAAAGCCTGTTGAGTTCATCCCGCATGGGCCAGAAGATGTGGCTATGGCTGAGCAAGCTACAGAATATATGCATTATGAGTTCATGCGCTGCAACGGGTTCCGCGTGATCAATGATGCATTTCACGATGCGCTCATCAAGAAGCAAGGCATTGTAAAAGCTTACTGGCAGGAAACTCCACGCGCTGAAATTTACACCTACAGCAACCTGTCTGATGACGAATACACATACCTTGTGCAAGACGATGACATCACCGTGCTTGAACATACTGTAGAGCAATCTATGGAGATGGACGAACAGGGGGTTGAAGTTAGCGCTAAAGAGCATTCAGCAAAGGTTAGCCGTCAGGAAATGGACGGCGAGCTTATGATTGAAAGCGTGCCGCCAGAAGAGTTTTTCATCAACCGTGATGCGCGGAACATGAACAGCGCCTATATCGTAGCCCACCGCACTGAAATGCACGCTGGCGACCTTATCGCTATGGGTTATGATTCAGAAATAGTGCTTAACTCTGACAGCTTTGACAGTGGCACTGAAATGACTGAGGCAGAGATCTTTGCGCGCACAGGCTACAACGATGACTTTTCAGATGAGGATGAAATTGATCCTTCCATGAAAAATGTAGCAGTTACAGAGGCTTACATGCGCATGGATGTAGATGGGACAGGTGTTCCCGTCTTGCACAAGTTCCTTTGTGTCGGCACAAAGTATGAAATGCTAGACTATGAGCCTGCCGACGAAATCCCATTCGCTAAGTTTGAGATTGATCCAGAGCCTCATGCCTTCTATGGCCGCAGCTTAGCTGAAATCGTCATGGACGACCAAGACGCTGCGACATCAATATTACGCGGCATCCTAGATAACGTCGCTATGACCAATAACCCACGCTTGGGAGTTGTGGATGGCGCAGTGAATATTGATGATCTGCTGAATAATGAGATTGGTGCAATCGTGCGCATGCGTCAGGCTGGCGCTGTGCAAGAGTTAACTGTGCCATTTACCGCAGGCCAAACGCTTGGAGCGCTTTCATACTTAGATCAACTTGTTGAAGGCAAGACTGGCGTTTCCCGTGCATCCATGGGTCTTGATCCAGATGCGATGCAATCAACCACCAAGGCCGCAGTTCAAGCTACTGTGCAAGCTGCCGCTGGTCAGGTTGAAGTTATGGTGCGCAACTTAGCTGACGGCATGCGTGAGCTATTTGGCTTGATGCTACGCCTTTCGCAAAAGCATTTCGACAAAGAAAAGATGATGCGCATGAGCGGCCAGTTTGTGCCAATTGACCCACGCACATGGGACATTGACATGGACGTTAGCGTTAACGTCGGCCTTGGCACTGGCCGTGAAGAAGAAAAGAACTTTGCGCTAAGCCAAGCTCTGCAACAGCAATTGATGGTCTATCAAACCTACGGCCCAATGAATGGCCTAGTTTCGCTGACCAACATCCGCAACACATTGTCTGACATTCTTGCGTCATCTGGTGTTCGCAACGCTGACCGCTACTTTGCTCCAATCACACCTGAGATTGAGATGCAAATGCTGCAAATGCAACAGCAGCAGCAAGCGGCTATGGCTGGACAAACTCCGAAGACCCAACTCAAGCTCTGGCTCAATCTGAGATGATGAAAGCCCAGACCAGAGCGCAAGTTGACATGGCAAAAGCTCAAATGGACAATGAGCGCAAGATGCATGAAATGGCCATGAAAAATGATTTACAGCGCGACCAAATGGCGCAAAACCTTTACGTTGATCAAGCACGCATCACTGGCCAATACGGCTCAACAGTTGATGTAGCTCGTATCAAGGCAGAGCAAGAGCGCCAACGCCAGCATAATGACATGATGATGCGCGGGGCAGGCCAATGACAGCGGAAGTTCGTATAGCCGCTGACGAAGCCAAGCGCCTAAAGCATGACACTGCTTTTAAGCAGTTCATCCAAGATGTTCGTGACGGCCAAATTCTGGCTTTCACAAATAGCCTAGCAACTGACGTAGGGGCTAGGGAAGATGCGCACGCAATCATTCGTGCGCTTAACCAGATCGAAATAATGCTCGAAGCTGCAATTTCAGCAGAGATTATATTAGATCGCAAACGATAAGGATTAGCACCGTGCAAGCGACTGACCTAGACAGCGCCGTTGATGCGCTACTATCGCCTTCCGAAGGCGGAACTAAAGACAATCTGAGTGAAGCGGTAGACAGCATCACAGAGCCAACTGATGACGATCAGAGCGATGAGATGCTTGCTGACGACGAATACGAAGATGTTGCCGATGCATCTGGCGATGACGATGAAGAAGATGCAGGGATTGATACCAACGACCAAGTAGAAGCTACTGAGGCAACCAATCTAGTCACCGTTAAGATTGACGGAAAAGAAGAGTATTGGACACAGGATCAGCTTAAGCAATCTGCTGCGGGTCAAGGTGCAATTAACGCTCGCTTCCAAGAGCTTGCGCAACAAAAGAAAGAGTTGCAGCAACGGATAAGTGAGATAGCACAGCGGGAAAAGGCGGCAATTGAAGCTTATGAACGCGTACAGCAAGGTGTTATGCAACTTCCACAGACGCCAGATTATCAACTGGCTGAAAGTGACCCAATTGCGTATATGGAGCAAAAAGCCAGATACGATCATGATCTTGCAGAATACCAACGGCAACAATATTCGTATCAAGCTTTGCAACAGCAACAAGTGGAACAACACCGCTTAGAGCATGAAGCTTATACGCAGGCACAGGCCAAGCTACTAACTGAGCGTATCCCTGAACTTGCCGACCCACAAAAGAGCGAAACGCACTGGAAGGGTCTAATGGAAACAGGAGCGCATTATGGTTTTAATAGCGATGAAATCATGGCCACTGTCGATGCGCGGTATATACAAATGGCAAATGATGCCATGAAGTATCGCCGTATTGTTGCTAACAGGCAAAAAGCGGAAGCCAAAGGCCAATCCGCAAGACCTGTAGTAAAGGCTGGCGCTAAAAGGGTTCAAGACGGCTCTACCGCAACTCGTAAGAAGCAGCAACAGCGGTTGCAAAAAACAGGCTCAATTCGTGATGCGTTGAGCTTTATGATCGACGGAAACCTCTAAGTCTTTGAAAGGACATTAAATGGCACAGCCAGCAAACACATTCGACAGCTATGATGCTGTCGGCATTCGCGAAGACCTAAAAGATGTAATCTACAACATCTCCCCAGAAGAAACTCCCTTCTACAGCAAATCTGGCAAAACTACTGCCAAAAATACGCTTGTAGAATGGCAAACAGACTCGCTACGCGCATCTGCAGCTAACGCACACATCGAAGGCGATGACACAGCCGCAAGTGCCGCTGTTGCATCATCTCGCTTGGGCAACTACACACAAATCTTCAAAAACGCTGTGATCGTACCTGACACAGACGAAGGTTTGGACAAAGCAGGCCGCGCGCGTGAAGTCGCATACCAAACACTAAAGATTGCCAAAGAGCAAAAATTGGACATCGAAAAAGCTCTTTTCGACAACAATGCTCGCGTAGCTGGTAGCTCATCTGCTGCCCGTGAATTGGCAGGCGCTCCTGCTTGGTTGGTGACTAATACTGTGTTCGGTGCTAACGAAGGTGCAAACGCCACTGGCGACGGCACAGACGCTCGTACAGATGAAACCACCACACTAACAGCATTTTCGCAAACCAAATTCGACACCGTAATGCAGTCGATCTGGGAAAATGGCGGCAAGCCTGACACTGTGTATCTATCAGCATTCCAAATGAATGTTGCTCTGGGCTTCACAGGCAACAACAACCAACGCTCATCAGTGCAAGCTGGCGACGAGCGCGTTGTTAAATCACTTGCGGTATATGTCACTCCTTGGGGTACGGTAGAGTTCGCCCCATCGCGTGAAAACCGCTCGCGTGACGTTTTCATCATGCAGGACGATATGTGGGAAGTCGCAGTATTGCGTTCGACCAAAAATATCGCCTTGGCGAAAACAGGCGACAACACAAAACGTCAAGTCGTAACTGAATTGACACTTTGTGCTAAAAACGAAGCTGCCAACGGCGGTATCTTCGACAACACAGCATCTTGATCTGATGTAAAAGGTGGGGGCGGGAAACTGCCCCCATTCCATCAAGGGAGGTAATTATGAAAATTTTGATTAAAATGCGCTGCATGTCTACGTCAAAGGGATTCTTCCGCAACGGTGACATTATTGAGTTGCCCGATACCGAAGTTAAAAAGATTTTAGCTGGAAAGCCGCTGGCGATTGAAGTCTTGCCAGAGCCAAAGCCAAAGCTAGAGCTTGCTAAAAAAGTAGAGCCAAAGCTTGCTGAAAAAGTAGAGCCAGCTCCTAAGAGAGTTCCATTCCAGCGCACAGTGAAAGCTAAAGATAATGTCAAACCTGTCCACTAAGATTAATGAGAGATATAAGTTTGAAGGTGACAACATCATCATTAAGCAAACTTATGATGCGTCGCACATGCTTAATGACGCTAGGCAAGCGCGCGAGGTTTCACCAAACTCATTTGGCTCCGACTACAAGCATATCGGCAATGTCGATATGGCCCTTGTAAACGTTTGGTTAAAAGAGGCAGGAGTGGCTTGGACGGATACCCAAGCGGTCAAAGATGTGATAAAAAGGAAGCTGATAAGCAACGAATATTCCGCGCTGCGCGTGTGGGAAGGAAAATGGTAATATGGACAGACATTCAGCAGAACTAGCCCATGAGCGCATTGATGGCCTTGAAAAGGAAGTAATCGCAATAAAGACTGAGGTTAAAATCCAATTCAAGGATTTGTTTGGCCGCGTTAAACGCCTTGAAGCCATATTGCTAGGCGTTGCTGCAGCAATAATTGGGCTTTTGATAAATATTCTGACGAAAATGCCATAGCGCATTATTAGTGGAGAGATCTGATCGACCCATTTACCCTGATAGCAGCGGCCACAACCGCTTTTAATGCGCTCAAGAAGGGCATTGAAATTGGTAAAGATATTACCAGCATGGGGTCGCAGCTTGGGTCATGGGCTACAGCCGTAGCCGACTTGGATTTTATTGCTAACAAAGCAGCAAGCCCACCTTGGTATAAATCAATGAGTGGCTCTGCTCAATCTGAAGCCATAGAAATCTACGCTGCAAAGCAGCAAGCTGCCGCAATGCGCGACGAACTACGGACGTATATACGGCTTACTGGTGGCGAGAATAAGTGGCTAGAGTTTTTAAACATTGAAGCCAAGGTGCGCAAAGAGCGGGCTGATCATGAACATCGCAGAGCCGCTATGATCGAAAAGATCACTAGCATTATTTTGTTTGTTTTATTTAGCACTACAGCTTTAGGCTTG